CTTTTTCAAAGTTCCCTCTGTTTTTACCCGACCGGCCGGATCCGCTTCCCGGTGTTGTGCTCGTACCCGGTTTCGAGGATCGCGTAAGCCGTCATCTTGACCACCGTTGCAGAGCTGTCGATCCCGACCGCGAACTGCGTGTAGCAGCTGTTGGTCGCTATCACCTGGGCCGGGGTAAACTCGATCACGCCGACCTGCCGGTGGATGTTGACGTTGCCGATGCAGGAAGTCGAAACCGCCTGCCCGCCGACCTGCGCGTTGATCAGTCCGACGCCGGGCACCTTTTCCTTGATGATCCCGGTCCAGGATTTCGTGTCGCCGGATCCGACCGTGGTCCCGCCGACAATTTCCAGGTTCGGGAAGTCCCGGCGGAGGGCCGAGGCCAGAGCATCGGCAAATTCCGTCGAATCGCTCGCGCTCAGCTGGTCATCCGCCAGGCTCGCGTTGGTGTGCAGCGTGTAGGTCTTGGTCGTGTTGCCGTACCCCAGCGCGAAGGTCGCCCCGGTCGCCCAGCTTCCGATCACCTGGACCTGGATTTCCTTGCAGTAGTTGACCTTGCCGACCGTCGCCATGCCCAGGACGAGGGTCGCGCTCGTCATAGCCGAAAAGCTCGCCGGGTTCTGTGTCGCATCTCCCAGGTAGACCTGGTAGGTTGCCGTGTGCGCCAGGGAGCTTTCCGGGTGCGCCGCCGAGTCGAGCACGTTCAGCTCGTAGGCATACCCGCACACCACGGACACTTTCTGGACACCGCGGAGCGAGATCGCCTGGCTTCTGACTTCCGTTGTGGTGCTCGTGTTGATCTGCAACGGAATGATCGTCAATTTTTCACTTGCGAAGTTCATATTCCGATACCTCCTTTTTTCTTTCTGTCACCCCGGCAGAGCGCCTGGGCTCAGGGTTATTCGTTCTTACAGCAGCACCACAAAGGGGCTGACTGTGTTCGCGGTCGATCCCTCCAACCCGATCGGCTGGGAGAGCCAGGGCTTGCCGTCCACGTTCCAGAAAGCCTTGATCACCGTCTGGTTGCTGGTGAAATACACATGCGGCGAAGCCTCGACAAAGGGCCCGCTTCCGTTTTTGATCAGGTAGTAGGAGCAGTCGGCGAGAACGAGGTCGCCTTCTGTCCCCAGAGCCGGGGATCGGTCCGCGAAAAGGATCGGAATGCCCAGCAATGTTGGAGGCACCGGTTGAGCTGCTCCGGCAAACGCCGTGACGAACAGGTTGTGGCTGCCGCCGTCGGCGATGTTCATCAGGTAGGGCAGAATCGTCTGGGAAGCGATCCACACCGGGTTGCCTCCGAACTTCATCCTGGAATACATGACCCGGATATCCTGCCAGGTCACCTGACTTGCGGTCTGGCGGGTGACGTTCACCTTTGCCGGGGAGTTGATGATCCCGAGCGGTTCGGCCATGCCCGTCCCTCTCAGGAACCGGTAGTCCTCCCAGCCGTTGATCGCTTTCCTCAGCTGGGTGCTGAGCACGCTCGATGCCGCAGCCCAGTTCCGGAGAAGCTTGTCCGAGACGCGGATCCAGCCGGCGACTTCCGTCGGCTCGAGGCTCACCTCTTTGAACCGGACGTCCGTCTCGCCCTTCGTCCCTGCCTCTGCCACTGCCGCAACCACTACACCGCCGTAAATGTTTTCGGCATTCGTTTGATCCAGCGCAGGCATCGTGAGCTTTGCGTCCGGTGGGTCTCCGGCCGGGATGATTGTCGCTCTCGGCCTGATGACCTGGTCCTGCGGCTGCACCTGCATGAGCTCGCCTCTCCACTGCTCGGGGACGAGAAACCCGCCCTTGGTGCCGTCCACCATGGTCTGATCGCGCTCCTGGTAGAGGTGGCTCAGCCGGGGATCGTTCCTGTTGAAGACGATCGCGGCCATGAACTCCCCGAAGCACGAAAACTCCTTGGCGGGCGCTTTCTTCCTGGAGTTGAAATCAGCCATGTAGATCACGTCTTCGCGCTCCTTGGCCTTGGCTTCCCGGATCGCCTGCTTCTCTTCCCGCTCATGTTCTTTTTCGAGCTTGTCCGTTTCCGCTTCCAGAGCGTCATACGTTTTGACCTCTTCGTCTGTCATCTCCCGCTTCTCGGTCGTTGCGAGGTCAAGCATGGACCGAAGCTTGGCGAGATTTTCTTCAATCTTCGCCCGCAAAGCTTTTAGTTTCTCATTCATTTTCAAATCCTCCTTTGTGTAAGATCTAGTTTCTTCCGCAGCAGTCCGACTTTCCAGCCTTTCGACTCGAAGCTTCTCGCTGCGTTTTGCGCGTCGGCCCATGCCTCACGCGAATGGACACTGACATCGGTCTGTTTGTAAAACGGGAACGTGACCGGCGAAACGTCCCACAGCCGAACTTCTTTCAGAATGAACAGGGCCGGGTCCTTGCCCTCTCCCGACACGCGCTCCTCTTTCAGAATCTCGAACCCGAAAGACATCTGCGTGATATCGCCCCGGCCGATGGACTTCACCAGGTCGCTCGCGAATTGTGTATCTGGCGGGTCGATCCCCACCCACAGGCCCTTGTCGTCTTCCCGCAGCTCGAGCGTGCCCGCCTTGTTGCGGCCAAGAACGAAATTCGGGTCATGGTTGAACAGAGCCCGGATGTCGTCATTTTCGATGGATAATGTAAAAGCTCCGGGAGCGACTTTCTCTCGAAACCAGCCGCCGTCTCCGATCGTGTCGAACACGGCTGCATGCCCGACGATCTTCTGGCGGTCCCCCTCAGTTCGTTTCTCGACCCCGAGCGAGGTGACGTTAAAGGTCCGGTATTCCCTTTCACTGTTTTGTCTGGGTTGCCCCTTCATCGATCTCATCTCCCTCCCAGGCGGGTTTTCCATTGCCCGGCTTCTTGATAGGCTTCGGCTCTGTCCCCGCTTCTTTCATGTTCATAGGTTCCAGGTAGATCTGGCCTTTCTTGTCCGGTAGCGGGTTCATGTTTTCCAGAGCCCGGATCTCGTCCACGTTCATGATTCCCCACTGGCGGGCCTGGCTGTAAACCGTGTACCGTGTCGCTGTGTCGGCTCGGAGCAGCCCGTCCAGGTTGTGCTCGAAAAAGTATGTCTTGCGCTCCTCTTCAGAAAGCAGGTTTTGGTTGGCTGACTGCTCGATCCTTTTGCAGATAGGCAGAATCGTGAACTTCCCGAAAGCGAGAAACAGCTGCTCGGCGCTCGCATACGTCATGGTATTGGTCGGGTGTCCTATCAGGATCGGATAGACCCGGAAGATGCGGGCGATCTCCTCGATCTGAAACTGGCGGCTTTCCAGGAACTGGCTTTCCTGGTTGCTGATGCCGATCTGCTCGATCTTGCCGCCCTCTTCGGTGATGATCGACTTGAACTTGTTTTCCATCTGAGCGTATTTTTCGAGCGACTCTTTCAGGAACAAACGAGCGTTCTCAGACAGCCTTTGCGGGTATTGGAGGTTCAAACCCGGAACCGCGTTATTGGCGAAATACCGGCCCCCGTACTGATCTGCAGCCAGAGATAGCCCGATCGCTTCTTTGGCTGCCGAAATCGGAGAAATGCCGAGCACTCCCTCGGGCACCAGGCCGTTGAATGCGCAGGAGATCGGCAGGTTTTTGAGATGCCAGATCCGATCCGGGCTGAAGATTTCTTTGCGGTTGTCTTCGTGGGTGTATTCATACTGGATCATGCCGCCATCCCGGAGGACATCCATCCGGTCAGGGGAAAGCGGGATCAGGGCCTTGATGCCCCGGCCGTTCTCCTGCTTGAGCGCGTAGGCATTGCCCCTCAGGTTCAAGTGCGCGACTTGGCATTCCCGGAAATCGTAAGCCGTCATGTACGGGTTCGGCTGGTCGTGCAGAAGCGTGTAGTTCGGATGGTCTGAGGCCGGTCGCTTGCCCTCCCCCACGCGCTCATAGAGCATGAGAGGAAGAGCAGCGACCGTTTCGGAGAGGAGTCTGACGCATGCGTAAACAGCGCAGACCCTGAGAGCAGAGTCGGACGTGACGTTCTGATTCGAGGCAGTGCCGCCGATCGTGGCGGCGAGCCGGGTCAGCCAATACTGAGGGTCATCGATTCCACGATTGAAGAGACGCTTAAACGGATTTTTCACATAAAAACTCCATCCAGATGGTTGCTCTGCGATGGGGTCATTATCTCATGGGTTTTTAGGGGTTTTTCGCGGGTTACCTCCTATTGGTCATCTATTATCTCCAAATGCACATCTTTTGCTATTGACAACCCCCAAATTCATCTTGTCGTCGCATCCGCCATTTCAATGCGCTCTTGAAGCCAGAAATCTATGAGATCCTCTTTCGCCATCCATATCCCCTCGATCTTTTTCGCAGGAAACCGCTTGCTCTCCACTAATCTCTCCACCGTCGGCCACGATCTGCCCACATAACCCGCGATCTCCTTGC